GTAGTTGTGAAAGGATAAACTGTAGAGGAACCTACAATACGGATAGTATCACGGGCTGCAATAGCTGGTGCGATAGCAAAGCCTAGAGCAACAGCAGCAATAATGAGTTTCTTCATATGTTCTCCATAATAAAAACTGAGGGAGTTCATTCTCCCTCAGTATGTAGTGTCACTGGCCAGATAGCCAGTCAGCTTCTTCGTCGTTATACGGTGCCATCACCAGTTGCTCCTCTTGCTATGAGACATACGATCCCATTCGCGTTGGAGATATTCAAGATGTACTCGGTCCGTAGCCTGATTTAGATAGTTGTACATGCGTTCTTGTTCAGTGCGAGGTCTGAACAACTTTTTTAAGTATGCGACCATTACTTATCGCCATACTTCTCAGATAGAAACTGCTTTGTAGATGATTCGGTTTCAGCTTCACCAATGTTGATCTTCTTTGGCTTCTTTTCTTCTGGAATGAAGCGTTCAAGCCAAATCTTGAGCATACCATTGATAAGGTCTGCGTTCTTGATTTCGACAGTATCAGCAAGTGTGAACTGACGAGTAAAGGCACGTTCAGCAATACCCTTGTAGAGATATTCGCTGTCATCGGCTGTGATGTTACCCTTTACAGTAAGAGTTCCGTCTTGCAATTCAAGTTCAAGGTCTTGCTTGCCAAAGCCAGCAACGGCCATTTCAATCACATACTTGTTCTCATCAACCTTCTTGATGTTGTATGGAGGATAAGTTGGAACCTTAGGCATAGCCTCAGTGATTTCAGCAAGACGCTTGAGAATAGGCTCAAAGCCTACAGTGGTGTTAAGCTGCTTAGGGAAAGTAGAAAAGGAAAATGGGTCTAGTAACTTGTTCATGTTTAACTCCTATTAAGCAAGTTGTTTGTTGTTAGTCTTCCTTTCGGCAAGACTGTGTGAGGTACGCAATACATTATCCTCACATTAGTATATAGTACACTTTTCGTGTTAAAGTGTCAAGTATTTTCAGCCACCAGCAAAAACATTTGGAGAGCCAGCAGCAACGGAAGTGCAGCCAGTGATAGCATCACCTATACGACCGGCACCTTTTCCATTAACAAACACAGTAGTGGAACCTGTTGTTATTGGTGCTGTATGATTTTCGCAAGGTTCTGGTGGTAATTTATGTGATGTGTTATTGTCGCCCTGTCTAGACCATGCTTTACCATTTACAAATACGTTAGGAGAACCATCTGCTCTTGTCATTCCTGAACAATGAGACACATCAGCATCACCTATTCTAGTTGCGGCTGGCATTTCTTCTTTCTATCTCCATTAGTATTTGTAGTTTATCATTCCATGCATCAATTTCTTCATGTTGTTCTTCTGTATGAGGGCCCTCAGGAATCTCAGGTAGAAACTTTATCACATGCTCGAAATCATCCGGAATATCTTCGAACTGAGTATATGTTTCTAGAACACCATTTCTTTTTACAACAAATTCATGCGGCATCACGCTACCTTTTTTGGTCTTCCTCTACCGCGCTTTTCTGTCTTGATATCTTCTGGATTAAACACACCAACTCCAGTAGAGCCTAGGCCACCTGCGCGATCTGTCTTCTGAGTTGGTGCTTCTGTAATTTCCCAGAGAATATATTCTTCTTGCTTGACCAATTCGGCCTGAGCAATTCTATCACCGTGATAGATTGTCTGGTCGACTTCTGTTGTGTTTGTAAGAATGATGAAAGTCTCTTCAACATAGTCCGAATCGATGACGGCTTCTAGATTGGCTAGAACAAGACCCTGCTTGTAGGACAATCCAGAACGAGGATGAATGCGAAGTGAATATCCTGAAGGAATGTCAAATATAAGTCCCGTAGGAACTAAAACTCTATCACCAGGCATAATGCGAATACTACCATTAGAAAGAGAGCGAGTGAAAGGTGCATTTGTCTTATTATATCCATGATATAGAGACTTACCTTCGGCCTGAAATGAAATGTCAAAACAAGCTGATTGCTTTGTAGCAAACTTAGGTAACGTAATATTAGGATCAGTCTTATAAATGTTCAATCTATTCATTATATACTCCAATGTCATTATCTTGAAACTTCTTCCCAGTCCATTGTGGCTAGAACATCATCTCCAGAATTTAAACTCGTTACAGATATTGTAAGAGGATAAGAATTACCTGTCAAGCCATTTCTTTCTAACTGAAACTTGAATAGTGCTTCTTTTAGAATTTGAACAGGCATAACAGATTGTGTATCAGATGCAAAATATCCCTGTGCTGCAACTCTGCCACCAGATATTGTATTAGCACTCATATCATATTCAACAGCCGAATCTGTTCCTGCTGACTGCCATGATGTATTACCTAATGTAGGATTGTTTATAAGTTTCCACAAAAATCTGCCGTTATTACCGATACCCAAAAGTGATATTGCTGTAGGAATAACAATTGCGTCATTTCTATCAGATTTCAGTCTAAGTGATAGAACAGGATATTCTGTATTACCTGTAGGTAAGTCTCTAGGAAGATTTATCTGATGACCGATGGCTTGTTGTACTCCTCTGAGTTCATAACCACCTTCTGAGATGACAGTAGAACATACCTGCTTCAATGTGCTTGAATTGCCAGTCGGGCCAACATTCATAATCTCATATCTTAAAGGTAGAGATGCGGTGGTCATATATGTTGAAGTGATGCGATTAGCATGATGGAAAGAGTGACAGTGAATTAGCTGACCGTCAATTACAAATCCACAACGAACTGTACCAAGACCTAACCATTCAATATCTGTAAAGAAGATTTGTGCTTTGGTCAAATCTAGAGTTTTCTGTGATGGGCTGCTTTCTGTTACACCAAGAAGCGTGTCAATATTCCAATCTGCTTGTGCAACTCTAGTTTCTGCCATTACACCAGAAGATGACGATCTTTCTACAAAATAGACATTGTTGTTAGCCTGTTCTAGATAGATACCGTTGTTTGCGCCGAAGTATCCGACGCGCTGAGTTAGATTTAGCTGAGAATTTGCCATTACAAAGGTGCTAAGAACTTGTAATGATTTACCTGGCTGATATGAGAAGACTTTAGTTGTTTCGCGGATGATTTCTTGACTGCTAGTTGTGCCAACAGAAAGATTGATTAGACCTTCATTAGGAGAGAATGTAATTGTGGTACCAGAACTATTAGACTGAACCCAAAGTCCGTTGTCTCTATATCTATGAGAGGAATCAAAAAGCGTCAAAGGAGTAGATGTTCTAGCCCTACCAAAAGCATCAACAGCAACACCAGAAGGATTTGCAGGACCGACCAAATTACCATATTGATCAGCCAACATAACTACTTCAAATATTGTAGTCTCTTGTGGTAAATACTTGTGAGTATCCCTACGGAACTGGGCCATATTATTCTTCCTTGCGCTTCTTACCTATATTATATTTAGCAACTAGATTCCATTCAGTCTTCTCTTTATGTGAAATAATTTTAATCTGTTTTGTTCACTTACCAAGTCCACTAGCTCCCACTCATGAAGCAGGTTGGCAATAGTATTAAGACGGGCGCGATCATCCTCTGTAAAGTCTGACTGCTTCCCGTCTAACAAAAATAATTGCTTAAAATGCACTATGTAATATTTGCCCTGCTTGTGTAGGATGTGACATGATTGATACAGTGTCTTATCTTTCTTAGAGGCTACACCTATGCGAGAAAGGGTCTCACGAACCTTCAAGAAATTGTCAGGATTTGGTAGCGTTACCTCCACTAGTTCTTTTATGTCTAACATTCAAACCACCTTTATTTAAACTCTTTTTAATCTCTTCGATTTGCGCGTTAGACAAGATGGTAAGGGCTTCTTTGGCCTTCTCGTTCGAATAGCCAAAGTATTCTTTGACAGCTTCCAAATTCTCTATAATCTCACGCTTTTGCCATTTCTGAAAAGGGCGTTTGTATGCCCTTACTGTATTTAGCAAATAGTGGTATTGAAGAAGACTATCAGTAGATGGCTGAAGGTTCATCTGATTAGCAGGCATTACCATATCCAGATGAAAAGATATAGAACGATTAACGACGAACGGGACATAATCCCGTTCATTCTCTGGCGTTATAACTACCTTCTTAGTCTGCTGAATAGAAGGTATGATATCTTTAAAAAGATCCTGTTTCATTTTGTTAAAACGTGCATGTCCTCTATATTACCTGATGCCATCTTACCGTTTAAAGTTTTGAAAGCGCCCCAAGCTATATTTTCCGTCTTCTTAAACTTGAAATGTCTTGATGCTATCTTAAGCATATCTTGAGAGATTGTCAACTCATCATATGTCTCGTTTTCTTGAGAACCAAATATATTTTTATAGTTTGAAATAACAAAAGAAAAAGTGCCTCCGGGTTTGATTGTTTTTTCTAAATTTCTGACAGTTTCGTTCCAATATCCTTCAAGCCAATCTTCATAC